TTAGACGGTGTTGCTGTCAGCATTAAGCATAACAGACCAACACCTAAGAGGTTACGTAACAACTGTCAATGCCTCCCATGATACTGGAAATAACGGTCTGATAATCTCATCTACCTTCTCAGCAAGTTCCTGAATCTCATACTGTGCGTCAGGTGCAGCACGGAGATTATAGAACCTAGCCCAGGCAGCTAGAGATCCTGTCACATAATAACTAGTATACATAGCCTGTGGCAGGACTGCCCTAGCCTGTTCTGGAGCAACGCCCGCAAAGATCAAACGGTTATAGGCTTTCTTTGCTTCCATAGTAGCGGCGAGAAACATATCATCGGCCCAGTTCTGATCATCAAATTGATCCCCGGACCCTTGCTTAATAGACCCTTCCGGTTTACTACGCCATACTGACGGTCGCCAGATCTCCGGCGAGTCATTCACATACCGACGACTTACCTCATTATAGACAAACCCGACGGTGTGCCTGAACCTTTCTCGTGCTACAAAGATAGGAACAGTTTCTCTGAGCGTTACCTGACAGTGGCCGAACGGAGTCCAGTGATTATTTCTTGCCAGATAATTAATAAGCCGCTTATCACCTTCCTTTAGAACCCTTTTAATGTACATGCGATCGTCGGAAATCTCAAGACCCCACTCTGATTCTTTATCGAAGCTGACTCTGGCAGCATTAGCTACAGTAAGGTCTGTACCCATAGAAGAAATCTTATCTACCTTCATCGCCAAATCTCGTTTACCCGGTTGAAATTAGTTCTGCTACTTAGATAGTCGATAGCTCTCTTAAGGATCTCTTTGTTATCATCAAACCCGCCAAGTGCTCTATTACACTTGTGACAAAGCCATCCTCTGAACTCCTCGGTCTCATGGCAATGATCGATAACCCACGGACCATTCTTAGTATTGCCTTTGCCTTTTACCTGTTCTGCATTCTGGTTACAGATAGGACATACATAATGTTCCGGAGGCATACCGTAGATCTTCCTTAGTTTTCTTCTGATCACTGTTAATTCTGCGTTACACTTACGGCATTCCGGTCGGAGAAAGTTTCCGCCAGAGTGCATCGCATAAGCAGAAAGAGGGAGATATGTATCACACTTCGAACATACCTTACCCTCTCCCGCTCCTAGATCTTGGTGCTCAATTGCCACCGGCTGAACCTGTCAACCGTTTCAGGTTATCGAAGTATTCTTTGTTATACCCTCTTTCCCATTCTTTGTAAAGATCAGATTTAGGGTGGAACGGATTACCCATATTCTTTTTAAACCCGATCTTGCCATCTTCGAAAGCTACCTGTAGTGTGACCCTCGCTTTCTTAGACACCGCAACTGCCTCCGGTCTGAGAGATATCACAAATATCGTGAGTCTCCACGTGTTCCTCAAACTCAGTACCCAGTTTGTCTACTGCTTCCTTATATGGTACTACTGTAAGAGGTTGACCACCTCTAGCCCCGTCAGGATAACAAGTAAAGCCGCGCAGTCTGTGGGCATACTTGGCAAGAGTGTTAGCAAACTTGTCCACAGTGTCTTCATTGTTTAGTTTTGATCCCCAGGATGGCAGGTTGATTGTAGAACTGATGGACATATCCACATAGTCCTGTACGTCAGCCTGGAACTTGATACGTTGTTCATAGTTATCAGAAAGATCCAGAGCACTCTCAATATTCTCAGGGTCCGCTCCATAGATATCAATTAATTCCTGTGCTGCACTATCAACCACATACTGATACTTCCACTTGGTACCGTTCGTCAGATACCGGCGCTTATAAGCAACAGCAAATAGTGGCTCAACACCTGTTGTTGTACCGGCCAGGATACCAATAGAACCTGTCGGTGCAATAGCCCGGTTAGCTACAGGCCGTGACACCGATAGACTATCAGCAAATTCCTTAGATACTTTATCAGACACACCTTTGTAGATAGATAGCCAGCGGTGCAGTTCAGGAGTTACTTCATAAGTAGACCCACGTTGAATCAGCCACTCATGTAGACCCATGATACCTAGACCAAGGCGTCGGTTCTTTTCCCGAGTCTCATACACCTTGGCGTAAGGCAGGTCAGCCCGTAGCGTACCGCAGATCAGGAACTTAGTTGCAAGCTCAACAATATCGCTGAACTCTTTTACAGATTCAATCCGCCCCAGGTTAATACTACCCAGATTACAGACATCACTATCATCAGCACTAACCACCTCTGTGCACGCGTTCCGAAGTGTGTCAGACTCATCTTCAAAGAAGTTAAAAGAGAACCCTGGTTCAGCAGTACGCAAAGCCTGTCGAACATTCTTCTTAAATACTTCACCTACATCTCCGGTTTCCCAATACTTTAGCAGCCAATCCGTATTATAATTGACGCTGATATTAGTCATGTCTAGTGGTGCAGGGAAGTTAAAGTCCTGCTCTTTGATCTGCTTTAACGTGAGACCGGTATTACCCACTGGCATCCGGTCCCAGTCCTTGGCGGTTAGGAAGTCGTTGACATCACCATGATCCCAGTTCAGAGACGCATAGATAGCCGACCGGCGTGAACCACCTTGCATAACCCGGCGACCGATCTCATTGATCATCTGCATCTTAGGGATAGGACCGGATGCTACCCCGCCTGTACCTTGCAAGATACGACCGGATTGGCGATAGATACTATAGTCAACCCCAATACCGCCACCGGTCATCAGGCAGGACTCGGACTTCCATGACAGGTTAGCCCAATCCTCTCTGGTATCCTCCTCAGCTTTAAGCAGGAAGCAGTTGTTATAGTATCGATTCTTCCGACCGGCATAGTACAGATAGCGACCGCCAGGAACAAACTTAAGATCACGGATATACTTCTTAAGCTGAGCCTTTTCATCCCGGGTGATCAGGTCTCGCTCACCACTGCGTAGATTACCGCACACATCCTCTATCAGAGTATGTGATAGTTCCTCCCAAGTATCCGCACCGGGATGGGAATACTTAAGATTAAAGATATCCTCCGAGAACCGTGATCGGAACATCGGATTAGCATTTGATTTAAAACTACTCATTAACTACAACCTTAATTTTATTAACTGTTAACCCGTCGATGCACTGTTCTAAGGCATCCGTAATCATGTCTTCTAATTCATTGGCTACACCGGCCACCCCGTCAGAAGGAATCCAGGTAGCCTCTGAATCAATCTCTAATAAGATCTGTACCCTAGACTTCATAGCCGAAACTTGGTGCCCCGTAGAAGATCAGGATATGTAAGAGGGATAGCAGCCGGGTACATCCTCTGATATTCAGCGATCAGACCACTTAGCTTTGTTGCTGCCTCACGGTATTCCTCGCGTGCTTCTGCGATAGTATTGAGCATATCGCTTCGGCTGTCTTCCTTGATAGACTTAATCTTAGCTTTACGCTGCTCGATTTCTTCTTCTAGTTTAGCAATATCGTCAATCATAGTCATTTGCTTAATCCTCTTTGATAGCAACTTCACCGCCTAGAGCGGAGTAACCAACCTTATCAATCCAGCTATCTACGTGTTCAGGGCTGTTGATAAGTCTACAAGTCTTTAACCAATCCATAGCCAGTGCCACCTTCTCCGGTGCTACGTTAACACCGAAGATAACAGACCAACCTTTAGAAATGTTTAAGAAATTCTGGTGGGCGTCTCCGTAGTCCTTAGCTCTGTCACTCGTGATAAGATCATTAGCCTCAAGAATAATCTTACAGCGATCCATATTAATTCACCGGATTAATTTTAGGAAATGGTAGTCCACACTGATCACCGTCAGTAAACTCGGATTGAGTAAAGTCTTCGTCTACTTCCTCAACGAATGAATCAATAATATGACTGATAGCATCAATGATCTGGGTGGACAGAACAGCCATAGCATCGTATTCTTTTGTACCGCTGATCGAACCATCTACGAACTCATGGGATTGAATCACGATGTTCTGTGACCCAGGCTCACAAGACACAAAGATCCCAAACGTATTGTTAGGAACCTTAATAGGGAAACTCATTTCTTCGTTGGCTTCTTCTGACATGCGGTTAACTCCAAAAAATCTTTGGCGTATAAGACTGCTATAGGTTCTTTGCGGTCTTGCTTATATATAGCTACTGGTCGGGTGTTGTCAATAAGGTTAGACTCTGCCTGCTCTAAGGCATCGTACAACCCAACTCTTGCTCGTGCTTTACACTCAACGGTCCAAGGGAATGCACGACGGGCCAGAGGACTAAGGCCAATATCAGGACCATTAACGCCGCCAGGAGTTGAGGTAATGTCATCGTCTTCTACCTCTGGCAGGTTTGACCTTAAGAAATCTCTGACCCATTGCTGTAGCCTCCGGCCCTTAGCTTTAGCCGACGCTACTGATATCTTCTTCTTCTTGATAGAAGGTGTAGTATTCGTAGGCATCTCTGGCTTTCGACTTTGCTTTAGGCCGGTACTCTAAGTTTTCCCAGCACGAGAACTTAAAACTGCAATAAGAACACGTAACTCCTAACTTCTTATTGCCTGTAGGTTTCTTATAGAAAGTCTCTGGTACATCAGAGAACTCTTTCCTAAAGTTAGTATCATCAGCTTCCAGAAACCTATACAGGGTGTCCTTGATCTTCCTTCGGTATTCATCTTCATCGTCTGGATCAGCAGGACATACCAGCATCTCGCCGGTCTCTTTGCTGATCACGATCCAACCACCGATCTTTAGATCAGGATACTTGACACGTTCCGCTAGGGTGTAACCCCATAACTGATCTACGTAACCAAATGAATCTCCTTCCTTTAGATATTTGTAGGAAGAAAACTTGCGCTCGAAAGCAAACTTAGAAGCACTCTTGATATCCCACATAGATAGTTCGCCATCGATATCAATCATCAGATCGAACTCTCCGTTAAGATCCCCTGAAGGTGTCTCAAGTCGTGTCTTCTGATTCAAGGCTACAATATCGACACCAGCAGACTTAAGGAGAGCAACAGCGATAACCTCAGTCATATCACCGTAAGTCATCTTGATCTTAAAGCTGGGTAACTCAGGTGTCCTAGCCATACCGATCTTCTCAGCATGTAACTGACAGAACGGCTTACCGATTTGTGATAGAGATGGAAGACCTTTCCTAGGTCCACGGGTCTCGTTAAACCTTTCTAGTTTCTCCGCAAACTGTTGAGCGGTCTGAGCCAGTACTTCTCGGGGGATCTCAGGGTTCCCGCTAAGGAACCCGTCGATCTTTTCCTGCAAAGGATGCTTAGTTCTAAGCATCGGTTATGCCTCTAGAACGTCATCGAACTCGTCAACAACCTCACTAGCATTCTCTCGCATCTTCTCTAGGATCTGGTTGTTCTCATACTTAACCAGTTCAGCGAAGTCGGTAAGCAACATACCGTAGTCACTGTCAAGTTCAATCATGTTGGTCATGATCGGCTTGTACTTAAGGTTAAACCACTTGTTAGAACCACGCTTCTTAAGTTCGTAGTCAACCTTAAGCTCAACAGAACCAGGGTTAATGCCTTGCTTAAGAATACCGCCGATCACACTACCAACTTCCATGAAGTTAGACGGACCAAGACGCAGCCGGAACGGTACGTTCTCTACGT